CGCCTCGGTCAAAAAGCCCATCTCTATTAGTTCGCGGGTTTCTATTTTATAAAGCAGCGAGTGAAAATAAGCGCTTATTGTCTCATCTTCACTAAGTTTTCTCGGTTTGTTGCCAGTTGCGTCATATTGATAAATATAACCCGTGTTCATCCGATATGGCGTGGCCGTCATGCCGATGACACGAAACATGGGATTCTTTGCGCTGATCTTTTCGATGATCTCTTTAATCGTTGGCGTGATCATGTGACACTCATCAATAATCACGCACCCGAACGCATCACCAAACCGACCAATACTATTTAAAACGGTCAAAGGCGTAGCATAAACAACATTATAGCGCGTGCATTTAGACCCAGCGCTGGCGCTAAAAATACTTGCTTGCTCGCCTGTTGCTAGATATTTCTCGTGATTTTGAGATGTTAATTCCTTGCTCGGCTGCAATACCAACACCTTTTTTTTGCAGGTTTTCACAATCCATTGGGCAATGGCTGCGGCTATCCACGATTTACCCGCACCAGTGGCCAGCTCAAGCAAAGCTGGCTCGGTGCTTTTTTTCATCCAGGTTGTTGCGGCATTTACCGCATCTTGTTGGTATGGCCGTAATTGCATGGCATTTAGCTCAACTTCCAATATGTTGTCGGCTTGCCTTGATAGCTGCTCAAATCGGCATTAGGCAACAAGTCTTTTATCGCTTTGGAGTAGCTAATTGAGCCGTCACGCTTAACTAATGTCAACTTGCGACCACACACAAGCGAGTTTTTCCCGTCTGCTATTTCGACAAGCTTGGCTAGTATTTCAGCCTTGCGCTGTGTGGCGTTGTCAATGGTTTCAGCAAGCTGATCGTACTCGGCCAACAATAATTCTGCGCTATTATTGTCGATAGTCTTAACTAATGAATCGACGTGTATAGGGTTATCAATCTCATTTAAAAAGCGCTTATAAAACGCATACAGTTTGTGTATGGCGTCATCAAACCATTTTTGGCAAAAAGGCACTATTTCTAAACTGTCGCCATGCTTATTCCACTGATAAAAATGCGTCTCTTTAATGCCCGTACACGCCATTTCTAACTGTAGCTGTGCGTAATAGTGCGGTTGTTGCTCGATACTTTTAAACTCAGGCAACAAGTCGTTGCGAAGACTAAACGGACATTTAATCTCTAAAATAACATCTCCGTACTCTGTGTTGACAATGCCGTCAGGACTAGCGCCAAGCCATTCATATACCGGATGCACAAAAAAACCAACTTCGTTAACGGCGTTACCTGTTTTTAATGTGTAGCCAAGCATCGCTAACGGCTCATTCATTGAGCCATATTCGGTGGCGATGTTTCCGGTAAACTCGCTATCTAATCCGTGGGCATCGCGCACCATCCGGCGGATTAGCGCCTCTTGCGTCATGTAGGGATTCACGCCAAGCGCCGCACCCGCTACGCTGCCAGTGATTTTACCGACGCGCTGCTTGTGCCATTCTGGGCTGCGTTGTAGTGGTTGTTGTGTTGTCATTGACTTTCTCCTATGCGCCCACATTGTAGGCGCGTTTAAAGGGTGGTTAGTGGGTTAATCAGTTATGCGCGTTTTTTTGAAAAGTTTTTTACCTAACTTAATGAATGCCGAAGCAAAACCGCTAGACTCCCAGTCTCCTCTAACTGTAATCTCTATCGTTTCTAAGTCGTTAAATTCTTGTTTTTCGCCATTTATTTTAATATCGCAAGAACACGGAATACTACCTATTTTAAGAGTGGTATATCCGCCATGGCCTGAATCTCCACCTTGCAGTCCGTTTGTTGTATATTCAATTTCTATATGCTCAGGCATTAAAGATTCTGCTAAAATACGCAATTCAGGAAGGTGCGGCACAGCTCCTCGGCACTTTTCATTAAGCACTGTAACAATGGCTTTTTGTGCGTCTGCTGCCATTGCTAAGTGCGGGTCTTTTTCTTCGCATAAGCCTATGCAATATGTTTCAAGTGCGGATTCAATTGTTTCTAATTGGTCTTCTGTTAAACTTAACTTAATCATTTTAATACTCTCTTTTTAAAAGGCGCATTGCTGCGCCTAGTGGTGTGGTTAGATCAAAAAGGCAAGTCATCGTCATCATCTACGACATTTGGTGTTGGCGTAGGTGCGGGACGATTGACTGGTTTAGTCGTGGGCGCTTGTGCAGGTGGCGTAGCCGGTGCTTTGGCGGGGGCAACGGCGCTGATCCAGTTGCCTGTTTTGTCGTTCATTGACCAAACTTGAAGCTTAATAGCCATTGGCTTTCCAACAAGCGCCGACATTAAATGGCGATCTTCGGGCGCTTCGGTCAACTTAGACAGCTTGCCTCCGCAGTTGGCATCAATAGCACGTAGCATCATTTTTGCTTTGTCAGCAGTGGCGGCTTTGTCTTTATCCTGCGCTGTGCCGAACACTTTCAGCTTGTGAAAAATCACTCGGTTTGCATACTCGGCTGGGCGCATGACGCGCCATTTCAGGTTAATGTAGCTGTCCCCTTGATATTCTGACCACTTCGCCTCCTCAATGGCGGCAATGCAGGTGGTGTCTTTGGGAATTGGCAGCATCTCGCCGCTGGATTGTTCGTAGCTTGTGCTGGTTTCGACGTCTGTACCGTCGTTTTTTTGCCAAAATGACATGGTTGCACTCCGATTTGCGCTGATTGCGCGGGTTTTTTAAATTAGACTGATTGATTAAGGTAAGGAATTAAAGCAATCAAAGGGTTTTCGCCTTTGTTTACTTCAATCTCATCGGGCAGGTTGTAGCGATTCTTGGCGTCAATATAGCCAATCGTGCCATCGCTGCTTGTGATCAAAACACGCTCGCCGGTGTTGCTAACACGTCCATATTTCGTTGTCTGTCCTTTTTTGTTTTCTTCGTTGCCAAGCACAAAATCACGCGCTTTAAGGTATGCGACAACATCGCTGCTGCTGACATAAATAGCGCGGCTCTTTTCGTGCATATCGAGTGAGTACGCGACATATTCCCCCGACTCCGGTCTGTTTTTCATTTTGATAATGCCCGTGTGAGCAAGAAAAACCACGGTTATTCCGCGTTTGCGTAGATGTTCACACGCTGACCGGATTTTAGCGTGTATGCCAGCGATCACAAGGTATCCCTTGCTATATCCGCCTGCCGCCTCGCCAATGTTGCTTGCGCTGTTGGCATCAAACTCGACAACTTCTTGCTCAAACAGCGTGTTAAGCGCCGTTATTGTATCAATCACCACGGTTTTAAAATCGTGTTCCTGCGTGATTAACTCGCGTAACTGCTCAAGCAAAACTTCGCTTGTTTTGATATTTTTCTTGGCATTTGGAATGGGTAGCTGGCCAAAAAACGCAGGCTGGATTTCTTCGGGCAATGTCTCAAAAACACTTGTCGCGTTTTCGGCTTGAATGAAAATAGGGTTATTAAACAGGCCAGCCAATGAACTTTTGCCGCTACCAGCAAACCCAACAATGGTTATCACTGGCGCTTGCGGGGTGGCTTTTTTAATACTAGATAGATGTGACATGATCTTGTTTTCCTGTTTCGCTCATTGAGTTTTTACAGTCCGTCATTGCGTCCTGTGTTGCTAATTTAATCGTAGAACTGTACTATGTCAACATCCCAAGCTAGCTATTTTACATTGAGAGCAAAAAACATGACTACTACAGCACAATGCACTAACACAACACCTGCCATTTTAACCATTGAGCAAATCAAGCAAAAACTACAAGACCGTCGCTTGGAAGTCGTTGCTATTGCGACGGGTTTGCACTACAGCACATTGCTATATATCCGCGACACACATCAAAAAAACGTCAAATATGAGACGCTAATCAAGCTGTCTGCTTATTTTGAGCGTGATTGTGCAAATTGATTTTTAGCAAACAAGGACAATAACAATGATCAGCGAGATTTACGACTATATAGACGCAGGTTTTAAAGTATTTGGACTGCATGGCTCGACAAACGGCTTGTGCAATTGCGGTGTTGCTGACTGTAAAGCCGTTTTAAAACATCCGATTATGAGCAACTGGCAAAACAGCCCGCATTGGTCTGATGAGCAAATCGAGTGCTTTGACGAGATGGGTCACTTTAACAGCGGATTTGGTGTCATCGTGCGTGATTATTTAATCATTGACGTAGATGCTAGAAATGGCGGTGTGTCATCGTTTAAAAAACTATGCGCTGATATACCCGCTATTTTAGATTGTGCGTTTATCGTCAACACAGGTAGCGGTGGCGGTAGTCAGCATTGGTATTTTAAATTGAGTGATGATGACAAAACAAAGTCATTGATGCAGACCAATAACAAATATGCTGGCATTGACTTTAAAACAAGCGGCTATGTTGTGGGTAGCGGCTCATTGCACGAAAGCGGCGCAAACTATGAGACAGCAAAGGGCTATCCGCAAGACTTGGATTTTGCACCGCCTGAACTTATTGCCTTGCTTGAGCGTCCTGCCTTTTACCGCGTGACCAATAACGGCCAAGACTTAGATATTGATGAACAGCACATCGTAACCCTGCTAGGCTTCATTGACCCGTCAATTGAGTATAACGAGTGGGTAAGTGTGGGCATGGCTATTCACCACTGTCTAAATGGTGGCGGTTTTGAGATTTGGGACGCATGGAGCAAGGATAGCGCAAAATATAGCAGTGTCGATTCATTGCGTAAGCACTGGCACAGCTTCGGTAAAACGACTAATCCAGTGGGTTATGGCACGTTATTACACTACGCGCACGAGGGCGGTTATTGTGAGCCTGTGACGTTTGTTTATGATGAGAGTCTTGGCAGTGTTGATGATGATAATTTTGACAGTGTAAAGACTGGTTCGGTTTTTGGTTCGGGTACTGTGCATTTGCTAGATGAGCCAGTCGATGTTAAACGTCCGCCTGATTTTGTCGGTACATTAACGCAATGGATAAATGACCAGTGTTTATATCCGCGCGAAAATCTAGCTGTGGCGTGTGCTTTAACAGCCGTTAGCAGCTTAGCAGGTATGCGTTATACCGATGGATTAGACAATATGAGCGCGAATATTATCGCGTTCGGTGTGGCAGGTAGCGGCACTGGTAAAGAACAAATACTACAGTCTTATTTATCAATCATCAAAGCGGCAGGCGTTCAGAGCGCGTTACACGGTGGCTTTAAGTCAGAACAAGAGGTCATGCGTAATCTGATACGGCATCAAGCCGCGTTTTATTGCGTTGATGAGCTTGGTATCACGTTAAATAAGCTACAAAACGCATCTAAAAAAGGCGGTGCGTCTTATCTTGAGGGTATTGTCGGATTAGTCATGAGTGTTTACTCAAAAGCCAATGGATATTTGCCGATTACTGGCGACCTAAAGGACGACATTAAGCAAAAATTGACGCTTGAGTATGCACAGATTGACAAAAAAATAGAGAAACTAGCACAAGATAGCAGCACAGATACCATGCGCGAGCGTTTAGAGACTGCAAAAGAACAGATAATCCAAGCGATTAAAAGCGTTGATGATGGCCTAGAAAATCCTTATTTGACGGTATTGGGTTTTACCACGCCTGTCACATTTAACGACTTGATGACATTCGAGCAGGCTACAAACGGATTTATGGCGCGAGCGATGATTTTTAGCGATTTAGAGACTAACCCAAAACGCAAAACTCGCTTTATTAAAAAGCCGATGACAGATGGCATGGCCAATACTTTGCGTAATTTATATGCACATGGTCACTATGACGCTTTAGAGAGCGTAGGAGCGCGTATTCAACATATCGGGGATAAGTCCACCATTCCAACAGATAACGCGGCTATGGAGCTTTTAAACGAGGTTTACGAGCGTTTTTATGCGTTAGCAGAGCGACACAAGGCGACAACAGGGCTAGAGGCCATAGCGCGGCGCGGTTATGAGTTAGCCAGTAAGGTTAGCCTTATCTGTGCGTTACCAAGCGGCCTACGCACTGCTAGCCATGTTTGCTACGGTTACGCTTTAGCGATGCAGGACGTTGAGCGTAAAATCAAACTTGCGTACAGCACCGAAAACAAAGAGTCTAGCGATGGTTTAGCGGCTAAGGTGTTGTCCATTGTTGACAAGGAGCATGGCGAAACGCTTGGTGTTATCTGTAATCGTTTGAGAAGTACACCAAAAACTCAAGTTGAGGCATTACTTGTGCAGATGATTGACAAGCAAATGATTAGAGCGGAGGAGCAAATTAAGCCTAGCACAAAGCAAAAATACTTGCGGTATTTTGCCATGTGACCTGTGGATAACTTTTTAGACTAAAGGCCAGTGATGGCCTTTTTTTGTTTTTGCTGTTTATTTTTTGAGCTATTTTTGCGTTGTTTAGGCGCATGATAGTGCAAGATAGTAGCAAGATAGTAGCGTATTTTTGTTAAAATACATATTAAAAACAATAACTTACAAAGCAAAATAGCATAATAGCAAGATAGTATATATATAGATATATATACATACATAAAAATACACCAGCTTTATATGATTAAAAAACGTACAAATACAATAAAATACAACTGTATATACATCTGTATTTATATATACACTTTTATATACTATATAGACTACTATGCTATTATGCTATTATGCTATTATAAGTATTGGTATATATAGGTTTCATAATAGTAGAGTCTTACTATTATGTACTATTATGCTCTAATCTATAGAATTCTATAAATGGTCTAAATTGACAGCATCTTTTTTGGTATTTTGGCCTAAATCGACAAATAAACATTGCTATAATCGACAAAGCGAGGCTAATTAAGTACGCCTATCAACCAGTAAGACTCACTGGGCTAAAACGAGTCAACACGATTTAAACTAATTTGCGGCTAGGAGGCATCCGAACAACAGCTAGTCACTGTTTGCCGCACTCTAATCGACTGCCTAGACTAAAGGTGCAAAAATGACTACAAAGCCAGAATTAAAAAAAGCAACA